CACCCCGTCTGATGTGGCGATTTTCAAGGCTTCCACCGGCCCTGAAGGGCTGGAAATCCGGTGTGAAAATGATTGGTTCAATCACAATGGCCGGATCAAGCTGACCATTTCCAATGTGGACGGGGGAACCCCCATTGTCCGCTACTATCACCCGGACACCTTGAACCGGGATTATGTGGCGGAACAGGCCGAAAAGGAAGATGAAGCCAAACAAGCCCGTAAAGAATGGGTTTGGGCTATGGGTAAGGAAATGGCCCACAAGCTGGTTGACCAGTATTGGGGCAACTAATCGCAAATAGGAGGTTATCACCATGAAGAATGAGCAGACCAAGCCTGTGAAGGTGGTACGGAACACCAAGACCCACCACCAGACCGGTTATCACAAGCCGGTCAAGAACCCCACCACCAACTACCCCAAGGATTCCCATAAGGAATTCTGCAAGCGGTGTTTGGCCCACAATGGGGTGTGTCCCCGCACCAACGGCAAGCCTTCCAAGGCGTGTGACCTGTGAGAAAGGAGTGCGTCAGAGTGAAAGCAACTGGAATTGTCAGAAGAATTGATGATCTTGGGCGGGTGGTTATTCCCCGTGAAATTCGCCGTACCTTGCACATTAAGGAAGGCGATCCGCTGGAAATTTTCACCGGTGAAGGCGGCGTGATTTTTCGCAAGTACAATCCCACCTGTGATGTGAAGGGCTTCTTGGATGGGCTGAAGGAAGTGCTTCTGGAAGATTGCGATATGAAGCGAAAGCCTGAAATGATGGCAAAAGTCAAAGAACTGGAAGCCTTGCTGAAGGCTGAACAGGAAGATTTTGATAAGGGGGAATAACCATGAATGCCACTTTTGTGGAGCGTTTGAAGTACGCTATGGAACAGGCCAATATGAGCCAATCCGCCCTTTCTGAAAAGGCCGGGGCTTCCAAGGCCGCAATCAGTCAGTATCTTTCCGGGAAGAACACCCCCGGCCCGGAGCGGGTGAAGGCTTTGGCCGATGCTACCGGCACAACCTTTGAATTCCTGATGGGCTATGGCGGCGCACCGGTTAAGGATGCCCCGCCCCCGGTGAAGAAGATCAGCGTGAAGGAAGCGGCCCGGTGTATGGGCAAATCTGATCAGTTTGTGCGGATCGGCCTTCAGCGTGGCCTTCTCCCCTTTGGCAATGCGGTTCCCGGAACCGGGAACAACTGGAACTATTACATTAACCCCACCAAGTTCAGGGAGTATGTGGGCGCTGAAGCGTTCAACAGCTTCTTTGGACTGACTGCCTAAATGAAAGGATGGTAACGATGATGCAGATTGGATGCACGGTTCTGATTCTTCCCAATGCTGAATATAGCGGGAAGTTTACTGGTATGACCGGTAAGGTTGGCAAGTATTACGGGAGCGCCAAGAATGGCCCCAAGGTTGGCGTGGAGTTCCCCGGCATGAAGAACGATTGTGAAAGTGGTTTGTTCTGGTTCAGTGTGGAAAAGGTGGAAGTTCTTCAGACCCAGCCTTTTGTGGAATACCTGATGAACGATGCCGCTTTTACCGCTACTTTGGCGGAAGGTACTTCCCGGATGCACCGGAAGCGTGAGCGGCTTCCTTTTCCCGATGTGAAGAAGGTTATCTTCAGCGGTCCCAAAACCATTGTTCTGTGGGCGGATGGCACCAAGACCATTGTTTCCTGTGGGGACGGTGACACCTACGATTATTATAGCGGCTTCTGTGCGGCGGTTGTGAAGAAGCTGTTCGGTTCCACCACCCATGCCAAAAAGGTTTTGGGCAAGGTGGTTCAGGTTCAATGATTACGCTATTCCAGCACCAGCAACAGGCCCTTGACCAGACAGAAGGCCATAACCGATGCGCCTATTATCTTGATATGGGCCTTGGGAAAACCTTTGTTGGTTCAGAAAAGATGAAGAAGTTGAACACCCGGATCAATCTGGTGGTGTGTCAGTGTTCAAAGGTTCCTGATTGGATTGAACATTTTCAGACCTATTACACCCGGAACTGTGTTTTTGATCTGACCAAACCGAAAACATTCAAATGGTTCATGGAACAGGTTCAGCATGAAGTTCCCACTTTGCTGATTGGTGTGATCAACTATGAATTGACCTTCAGGCGGAAGATTTTGAAAACCCTTTCCGGGTTTACGCTGATGCTTGATGAAAGTTCCCTGATCCAGAACGAAACCGCCAAGCGTTCAAAGTTCATTCTTTCCTTGAACCCTGAAAATGTGATTCTTCTTTCTGGTACTCCCACCGGCGGCAAATATGAAAAGCTGTGGAGCCAATGCCAACTTTTGGGGTGGGACATATCCAAGGAACTGTTCTGGAAGCAGTACATTCAAACGGAATGGGTTGAAGATGATGGGTTTTGGCGGCAGAAGATCACCGGCTATAAAAATGTTGATCGTCTGAAGAAGAAACTGGCCGAACATGGGGCCGTGTTTATGACCACTGATGATGCCGGGATTTACCTTCCTGAAAGAACCATGATCCCGGTCAGAACGCCCCCAGCAAAGGAATATTGGAAGTTCTGGAAGGATCGAGTGATCAGCATAAACACCGCCACCCTTCAAGAATTTGAACTTGATTCAGATTTTTGGGGTTCCAATGAAAGCTATGAGCGGGAATTGATTGGTGACACCAGCTTGCCCCGCCGCTTGTATGCCCGTCAGCTTTGCGGCCTATATAATCCGAGCCGGTATAAGGCTTTCCGGGAACTGGTGGAAAGTACGGAAGATCGCTTGCTTGTGTTCTATAACTTCACAGAAGAAATGGAGCGCATGAAAGGGATTGTGAAGGCTATGAACCGCCCTGTTTCTATCCTGTCTGGTGAAGTCAAGGATTTGGGGGCCTATAACTTCCATTCCAATTCTGTGACCTTCATTCAATATCAAGCCGGGGCTATGGGGGGCAACTTTCAAAAGGCCAACAAAATCATTTATTTCAGCCTTCCCCAAGGTTGGGAACTGTGGGAGCAATCCCAAAAACGAATTCACCGGATCGGTCAAAATCGCCCTTGCTTCTATTACTGGATGATCTGTCCGGGGACGGTGGAAGAAGATATTTATTCCACCCTTCAAATGAGAAAGGACTATAACGATGAACTGTTCAGAAAATACGAGGATAGCCACCCAAAAGGCTAAAAGGAACAGATGGTTCAGACGGATGTTCACAGTGGCACTTCTTGTAGGCTTGGCGATTGGCTTTTTGCTTGGGGCCTTTACGGTTCTTATGCTTGAATGTTCGGCGGAAGAGCCGAACCAAGAGCCTTCCCAATCCACTGAAGTTCAGCCCACCCAATCTGTGATCCCTATGCCGGAAGTTACTGTGGAGCCGGAACCGGAATATTTAGGAGAATTCAGGATCACCGCCTATTGTTCCTGTGAAATCTGTTGCGGCAAGTGGGCTGAAAACCGGCCTGATGGAATTGTTTATGGCGCTTCCGGTGAAGAACGGGTTGCCGGCGTTTCCTGTGCTTCCCCGCTACCCTTTGGAACTGTTGTGGAAATTGAAGGGGTTGGAACTTACATAGTTCAGGACAGAACTTCTTCATGGGTGGTTGATAAGTATGGGGAAAACCTGATTGACATTTACTTTGATGATCATGAAGCGGCCCGTGAATTTGGGCTTCAGTATCATGATGTTTATTTGAAAGAAGGTGCAAACAATGATCAAATGTGAAAACCCCTGTCCCTTGGGGAAGTTTGATGGGTGTTGCCATAAATGCCCCAGCTTTCACACTTGCCCCGATGCCTGTTCGGAACATCCTAATGAATGTGGAACGGCAACCTTTGATGAAGAAACCAGCCTTCAGGAATTCCAGCAATCCCAGCTTGCCACCCTGAACGCCATTGCTTCCCTGACAGCCCACAAAAAGGCCATTGAGGAGCAAGAAAAGACCATGAAAGCGGCCTTGTATGATGCTATGGTGAAGTTCGGGATCAAGAAGTTTGAAAGTGATGTTCTGAACCTGACTTTGGTTGAACCCACCACCAGCACCAGCATTGATGCCGCCAAGCTGAAGAAGAAATATCCGGCTATTGCGGCGGAATGCTCCAAATCCAGCGCCAAAGCCGGTTATGTGAAGATCGCCCTGAAAGGCGGTGAAAAGTAATGACCGTTGAACAAGTTGAACTTCGTAAGATTTTAACCCAAATGCTGGCCGATAACGGGATTAACCGTGAAACCATCAAAGATTTTGTGGGTGAAATTGTTTCTGAAAAGGTGGATCGGGCCATTCAAAGAGTTATTCATGAAACCAATATGGATTCGCTTGTGGATAAAACCCTTAAAGAAACGATTAATAAAACCTTGCGTGATGAAGTGGGTTGGAAGGTTCGTCGGGCAATGGGGAGTGTTTCAATTTCCATCGAATGCGTTGGTGATCGGGGTGGAGCAGATGGCAAGGGATGAATTTTGGGATGCCTTGAAGGAACACGCCCATCGAAACCACCAAGAACGGGTTTCCAAGAACCCTGACCGGATCGCTTATGCCATTCAGCAGTTTGAAACGCACGGGATTGAATACCAGTTGAAGAACCCGCAAACCGGCCATTTCCATTGCTGGCGGAAGTCTGATGATCAACTGTTTCAGTTTTACGCTGGCACCGGAAAGATTCAGGGCCTTCAAGCCCGTGGAATTCACAACCTGATCAAGATATTGGAGGGGTGAAGCCGTGAATGATTATTAAATGGCACCCATGCCCCGGCCACCCTAACTATCAAATCAACCGTTTGGCCCAAGTTCGTTCTGTGAAAACCGGGAAATTGTTAAAGCCTTATGACGATGGTTCCGGTTATCTTCGGGTGAAACTGGATGGTGAGAATTGCCGGTTACATATCCTTGTGGCGCTGGCATTCATTCCAAACCCGGAGAACAAGCCTGTGGTGAACCATAAACACGGGAAGAAGCATGATTGCAGGGCTTCCCAGTTGGAGTGGGCCACCGTATCAGAAAACACAAAACACGCTTGGGATCATGGGTTGATTCGGCGGGGGGGGGGTGAAAAGCCGTGGCCGGTGAAAAGAACTTTGAAACCCGCCTGAAAAAGTGGCTGGAAAGTGAAGGGATTTATCCCTTGGGTGAACCAGTTGACCGGATGGGAACCCCGCCCTGTGGGTATTGGGAAAAGCGTTGGGGCGGCGGAAAGTATGTGAAAAGCGGCCTTCCTGATATGAAGATTGTTGTGAAGGGGATCACTCTTGAAGTTGAACTGAAAGCCACCAACGGCACCCCTTCAGAACTTCAGAAGCGCAATCTGGCCCAAATCAATAATTCCGGTTGCTTTGGCTTCATCCTGTACCCGGAAGGCTTTGAAACCTTCAAAAAAATTGTGAAAGGGGTGAAACAATGCGAGTTTCCCACAGCCGGGTTGATCTCTTTAATAAATGCCCATACCGATACCGCTTGCGATATGTGGAAGGGCTGAACACCATCCCGGACACTGAACCGGATAATGCCTTGATCCTTGGCACCGCCCTTCATACGGGCATTGAAGAAGGGGTTGAACAGGCCCTTGCCTTCTACCAATCCAGCTTCCCCATTCTGACGGATGATCACATTCATGAAATGATGAAGCTGGAAGCCATGATCCCAAAGGCAAAGGCCCTATTGCCACCTGGCGGCACCTTTGAACTTCCTATTGGGGATTCTGATTTCACCGGGTTCATGGATTATTTGTGGCCCGCAGGATGGATGAACACAAGGCACCCTTCCAACTATTGGGGTGAAGATGTTCAGGTATTTGATCTGTATGACTTCAAGTATTCCAATAACGGAAAAAGCTATTCCGTTTCCGGTCAGCTTCACGAATACAAGTATTGGTATGAACTGACCCACCCCGGCCACCGGATCAGGAATATGTATTTCCTGATTGTCCCCAAGGTGAAGATCAGGCAGAAGAAAACGGAAACCCTGATGCAATTTCGGGATAGATTGCAGGACGCTTTGAAAGAAGCTGAACCGTATTTGATGCCTGTTCAGTATGACCCTATGAAAATCATTGGCTTTTTAACCGATGTGAAGCACATGGTTGAAGCCGCCGATTTCCCCAAGAACCCTAACCACTTTTGCGGTTGGTGTGAATATCAAGAATACTGTGAGAAAGGATGGAACTATATGTTACTTCCCAAAAATGAACGGCGTAACCTGAACGCCACCAAAAAGAAGGTTGTATGGCTTTACGGCGCACCCTTCAGCGGCAAGACCTTCTTTGCCAATCAATTCCCTGATCCCCTGATGCTGAACACGGATGGCAACATCAAGTTTGTGGATGCCCCCTATATCGCCATTCGGGACACCGTGACGGTGGAAGGGCGGTTGACCAAGCGGTACTTGGCTTGGGAAGTCTTTGCTGATGCCGTGGCCGAGTTGGAGAAGAAACAGAACGACTTCAAAACCATTGTGGTTGACCTTCTGGAAGATACCTATGAGGCTTGCCGGGTGTATATCTGTGATCGGCAGGGCTGGAAGCATGAAAGTGATGATTCCTTCCGGGCGTGGGACATGGTTACTTCCGAGTTCCTGAACACCATCAAGCGGCTGGTCAGTCTGGACTATGAAAACATCATCCTGATCAGCCATGAGGACAGAAGCCGGGATTTGACCCGCAAGAGCGGTGACAAAATCAGTTCCATTCGCCCGAACCTTCGGGAAAAGGTTGCCAATAAGGTTGCCGGTATGGTTGACCTTGTGGCCCGTATCGTGGCGGATGATAATGACCGGGTGCTTTCCTTCAAGACTTCTGAAGTGATCTTTGGCGGTGGGCGGCTGACCGTTCACAACAAGGAAATCCCGCTGGATTATGAAGCCTTCTGTGAAGTCTATGAGGAAGCCAACCAGAGGGCCGCAGGAGCCATGAAACACGGCGGCAATACCCCGGCAACCCCGGCACCTGAAACGGCTGACAGCGGCGAACAGCGGCCCAGCAGACGGGGAAGAAAGCCCAAAGCAGAAGAAGCCCCGGCCCCTGATCCTGAAGCGGTTGATGATCCCAATGGTACATTTACACCGGGCGGCGGTGAAGTGGATGATTCCGCCCCTGTGGAGCAGACGGAACCCGACACCAGCACCCTTCCCAAATGCCCGGATGGTGACCGGATTTTCCAGCAGAATCGGGACAACCCGGAAATCCCCCTTTGCCCCAGCATTGATGCCGCCCATTGTTGCCACAAGGAAGGCGGCCCCGATGCTTGCCCCCTGTGGGATCGTCCCAAGGTGGAGGAAGCCGCACCCAAGATGGATGTGAGCCCGACCCGGCGCACCCGGAAGAAGCGTGATGCCTGATGAAGATTGATCCTTGTCCTTGTGTGATCAGTCTGAATGATGGTTCAGTTCACACACTGTTTGAATTCCGCCATTTCCTTGAACTGGTGGAAGATCGCATGGGCTATGATGCCGCAAAATGGTTAAGAACCCATGTGGAGCAAGCGGAAAAGGCCGCTGATTACACGAGCCGGAAGGTAAATACTGATTTGGTTGCCTTTGAATCCAGCTTGGACAGCAACCGCAGAGCCTTTCAGGATATTCAGACAGAAGCCGCCGCTATTATGGAAGTTCTTCAAGGGAACCGGGTGAACCGTCAAAAGATCGCCCATTCCGTGAAAGAAATCGGAAAGATTATTTCCAATCAGATTTAGGAGGTAAATACCATGTGTGATTCCCTGAAGCAGTTCAAAGAGGAAATGGAAAAGCGGGGCCTTTTCCGCAAGATCACTGTTGCCGCAAACCTGATCCCCCCCCCCGCCCGGCCTTGACCCGGAAGCCCTGATTGCTGTTCACAAGCTGGCCGCAAAAGAAGCGTTGATCATGTATGCACAGAAGCATGATGATTTCTGTGAACTGATGGCTGAAGCGGCCACTAACCACCTGTTTGATACCATTCTGACAGATGATCTGTTCAAGCCGGTGGAGGGGTTCACCCCTACTGACGAGGAACAGGCCAAAATGAAGGAAGCGGAGCAAACCGCCAAAGCCATTACCGGCCTGTTCGACATTCTGAAGCATATCTAAAATACATTTAGGAGGAAGTTTATTATGGCTATCGACTTTGATAAGATTGATCGTACTGTTGATCTGAAGGGCCTTCAGGCCGATGTGGAGGAAGCCAAGAAGAACGGCGGCGGGGATTTCCCCACCATTCCCGCTGGTAAGTATGAAGCCCGTGTGGAGAGCATGGAAATCAAGGGAACCAAGGCAGACCCCAACCGCCCCATGCTGGCCGTGTCCTTTAAGATTCTTTCCGGCGAGTATAAGAACCAGCGCCTTTTCATGAACCGTGTTCTGTACGGCACCAAGAACGACAAGAACATGATTGCTTCCGCTATGGGATTCCTTGATAAGCTGGATTCCGGGATTCCGGTCAGCTTCACCAGCTACAAGCAGTTTTCCCAGCTTGTCCTTGACATTGCGGAAGCCATTGATGGAAAGTTGGAATATGCGGTGGATTACGATGATTCCC